CAACCGTCACTGTCATATACAGAAACTACATCTGCGTATCCTTTACGATCAGTAAATTCATCAAAAGATATAAGTCCATACTCTCTAAGGTATCTCAATAAATCTAAATTACTCATTTACTTTCTCCTATAATACTTCGCCCAATACTGTTCCATTTCTTCTCTTGTACTAAAATCATCCCAGCTATGATACCATTCATTTCTATATGGGTCATAAATCCAATGAGGATGCTCCCATTTATAAATGGCCTCTGCCTTTGTCCATCGACTAATCCAATCATGGATTTCCCACGAATTATAAAATCGTTTATATGACATCCCATCAAGACAGAGTTTGTCTCGGTAATTCAATTCCCGATATAAATATCCAGAAACTATACGTTTATTGCGCCGTCGTACACAACGATTTGCAATTTGCTTCGTCTCTTTTGTCGTGCGGCGATGTCCATCTGTACAATACGGATGCTTTTTATAACTCCTGGACACTTATATCAACTCCTATTAAAAATTTTTATTATGACAATTGATTATAATATTCGCACAATTCGGCAAACTCGTCATCAGAGAGACCGAATACCTCAAAATAATTCCAACTATAACAAATATCAATGGCTAAACCATTATCATTATAAATACTAGTCATCCAATCTCCAACAATATTACGACTATCATAAATGCCGCAATCGCCTTCTTTGTAATACTCTTTAATAATCTCTTTTGCTTTTTCAAGTTTATTCATTATTTATTCCCCCACTTTCTATATATATTATACTAAAAATTTTTAAAAAAGTCAAATATAAAAATAAAAAGAGAACGCATTAAGCGTTCTCTCTATTACGTTCTCTCTGAAGCCGCGTCCAACGAATTACACCAACAATTGCCATAATCAGATAAATACTCTTCTTCGTCAGGTACACCGCATCAAAGTGCGCAATATACATGGCAACCGCAATTATATCCTGTACAATCCACAACCAATACTGTTCTCTATATCTCAGCATTTCCAAACCAGTTGCGATAATACCAATAGATACAGTAAACGCATCAAGCCAAGGAACAGTACCACCAACTCGTACCAAAATTGCATGATACACACAGGCTGCCGCAATAACAATCGCACCCGCACCCACATCCTGGAGCCAAGTCAGTTTCTTTGCCATCGTCTTTTCAGGCTGTACCTGGTCTCGATGCTTTGCCCACACAATCCAACCAACAATATTAAAAGGGAGATAAATAAAAAGCTCAAGACAAAAAGTGCCATAAATCTTCCAGTACCAAAGATAGACCATATATACAAAAGTATTTACAAGGCCAAAAGCAAAATTACTAATACTCGCACTCGCGCAGAAGAAAATACAAATTACACCGCATACAGCACTAATAAAGTTGACAGCAGTTAGCCAACCAGGGTTACCACCCTCTGTAGAATGCGCAAAGCCATTATACATGGCCAAGCCAGCAATTGCAACCATTACAATCGCCATAACCCACTCATACCACTTCATCTGCGCAAAAGATTTCTTCAAATTAGTCATATTCATAATTACACCATCCATTCCTTTCTTTCTTCTTTATTCATATTTCTTACCATAGTAGCACTAATGTTCAATTCTTTCCTATCAGGGTCAAGACAACGATATACTGCATCAGGATATGCCCGCGCAAAGTAATCTGCATAACTCGGCTCACTTCCATATACAGCATCCAGATGGCCACAGCGCGCGAGCACGAGAGGCGTTTCAGCATCCCAATCTTCTGAACCATCGGGAAATTTACAATTTGTTACATCAATTACATCTACAAGCACATTATCATACTGGCTGGCCGCGCGAAAACATTGACGAAGACGATTAATAGGATCTAAGTCTTTATCATTAGGCATAGCTTTATCAATCTGTTCCTCCTGATCTCCACCAATAAACATAATAAGATGCACTAGCTCACATTCACGCGCAGCTATTTCAAGACACTTTAGATGCCCCTTATGCATTGGCATAAACTTGCCGCCATACATTCCTACTTTGTATTTCTTTTCACTCATTCAATCACATCCTTTGGAAAATTACCAAACATTGTATGCCGCGGCGAAAATTTATTATCAAAATTTTCTACACGAGAAATACTTCTCCACTTTGCGCGCGTCCCAGTATAATTATACCATTCATTTGAACTAATCATTTCAAAGAAATTAAAAATCTTTTCCATATGCTCTTTTGGAATTACTCTACTTCTATTCTGATTATTCCGGAGACAAAGTTCTTTAGAAGCGTCAATCCAAATCAAATGATGCTCAAAATCAGGAAACCAGTTCAGAAATTCGTCTCTATCACCGCGAGTCGGCGCATTGGTATCAACGACAATATCGTGCCCTGCGACTTCTGCCGCATGAATCTGACGAAAGAAAGTCATCCATACATCAAATTTATTATCATGAGAAGTGGGGTCACCATTAAAAGTAGCATACATGTCATCAATAGAAAGATATCTATATCCATTCTTATGCGCCAGCTCTCGTGCATATGTAGATTTACCACTACCGGGATGACCGCACATCAAAAACATTTTAGCCATTTAAATCTCCCTCCACCCATTATGCTCAATAATCGCGCGCATATTCTGAACGCCAACAGGATTCATGGAATGAATATGAAAGAAGTACCCAGCATCAACAATGCCCTCGCGCTCAAGCCACTTCAGAATTTTAATATAATCGCCACCGTTTTTAACGTAATCGCCAGCGTCATGGTCGAGGTCAATTGTAATAGTATCATCAAACCACTGATGCTCATACATTCTAATTGCAGTAATTGCTTCATATACAGTCTTAGCCCAAAGCCAATCATCAGAGGGCGGCCGGCGGGTGCCATCAATCCAAAGCTTCATTTTATTTGCCCCTTTCTTTATCTTACATATATATTATACTCTAAATTTATAAAAAAATCAAGTTTAATAAAAAAATAACACTCTCATTAGAGAGTGTTATATTGGCCCTAGCGAGGACTATTTACCCATTGTGTTTGCAACCACTCCGAGGAACATCCCTTTCATCAATCAGCTAATGGCGCCAACCTCGCTGCGCCAGGTGGTGCCGCAGGAGAGCTTCGAACTCCCGACGCGAGGCTCTTCGGGCCTCCGCTCTACCGACTGAGCTACCGCGGCATAATGTCATTTAGCGAGAAGCTATCTCGCCCAGCAGACTCACTGGAGGGTTTTGCGCTCACTACGAGCCTCCACAGGAGGTTAAACTTCGCTAAAGTTCATCTTCACCCTCAAACGTGTGTGGTGCGAAGCCTGAGACTTGAACTCAGAATCCCATCCTTGTAAGGGATGTGCGTTCACCAGTTGCGCTAACCTCACATATACAAGATACATAAATACGGATTCGAACCGCTTAGACCTGTTTTGCAGACAAGTTGTGTAACCAAAACACTTTATAAAATTTGCTGTATGTATCTTTATGGTGGCGGGAGTTGGAGCTGCCCCAACCGAGTCTTTCGACAACGCGTTTACAGCGCGCCCCGCTACTACTTACGGTATATCCCGCCATATTTAATTTTCATTAATAAATTTCCATTTATATTTATAAGCAGTTTTTCTTTTCCCCTTACAAACATCTGCAATATGGCTTGCTGCCCCTTTAATATCTTTTTTATCTTGACTTATAACATTTTTAGCAGCATCCTATAAACATTCAAACGTTTGAATATAATTATTTTGTAAATCATATTGAGCTACTGCTTTTTGATATTGCTTTTTAGTAATTTCATAAGATGGAATAATCTATATATTATTATTCTTTAAAGCAACTCGAACTGTATCTTTAGATATACTTAATTCCTAAGCTACTTTAGTTATATTCTATAATTCATTATATTTTTCAACAATTAAATTATAATCATATAAACGACTTCCATCTCCACCTAAAGTAGCATTATAACCATTATAATAAGTATTATACTAAGCTATCCAATAAATTTCTCTTTCTTCTAAATTTATTTCAGGCGGAACGTATTCAATTTCTTCAATATGAAAATGTTCTATTCCATATTTATTCATAGCATTATACAAAGGACGTTTTTCTAATCCTCTTTTTGTTCTATCTACTAAGTGCTCCTTCCAACGCTATTCAATAGTTTTATAGGTTTTTCCAACATACTATTTTCCATTAATATCATTTGTAATTAAATAAATATATGCCATAATCTATATCCTCCTAGATATTATTATAAATTTGGGCTTGTGTAGGAGCACATTATCTCATTAAGTAGCGACCTTAATGCTACCCCAATATGTAGGATAGGATTTGCACCTATCATGACCAAGTCTTTTCGCTCTGACTTTTACAAATTCTCCATATTTGTGATTTTCAACGGTTTCCCTCAATCGGTCATTTAGTTTTTAGCTTAGCCTCACGACGCAGCGTCTACCTATTCCGCCACTACATATATGGTGATCTCTCGGAGATTCGAACTCACGATTACCAACTTGAGAGGCTGGTTTCCTTACCATTTAGAAGAAGAGACCATTTGCGGCAGCCCCGTTTTTATTAATGTGAGCTTTCTGCAACGCCGCACTGACCAGCTCACTGTGAGAGTCGCCTCCGTTATCTCACATCCTCACGCCATCCCATGAGTACCCACGACTTCATTCGACTTACACTATGACTTATATTTAACCTCGCGCATAGTGGCTACGAGTAACCATTTAGACCTCCAAAGTTGTGTAGCAATACCTTTGGCAAAAGGATTTTTAGTGGTGTCGCACGATCTCAAAGCTACGCGCCATGGTGGAATACCGGGGATTCGAACCCCGCTGATATCTTCCTTGCAAGGGAAGCGACCACTCCTAGCAGTCCCGTACCCCATATACAAGACACATAAAAAGAGTTTCACGGAATTGAACCGTATAGTTTGTTCCCAAAAACAAATGCATTACCATTATGCTAAAATTCTTTTAAAAAGAAAATTGCTGTATGTGCCTTTAAATACTATTTATTTAATTATATAAATGGGTAGCGTATATCCTCATAGCTATTTCCGCCGCCGATAGATTTTTGTCTCTACCAGTGAAATAGTTCCCCTTATATGAGTCTTAAAGAAAATAAAGAAAGGAGGACGAAATACGTGGTTGCGGTCGGACGATTTGAACGTCGTCTCCAGTTTATGAGACTGGTGAGCTACCATTGCTCCACCACCGCAGTATCGGGCAGTTTTACAACTTACCCAGGTTGAGGATTAGCCAATCGGCGTGTCCTCGCTTTGGAGATTCTTTAATACTTTCATAATTATCATCCTCCAAAGATATAATTTCGGTTTACTTTCGTTGTCTTTTTATTAAAGAGTGCTGCTAAATGACTATGCTACATATCATAGAACATC